AGGAGATTTGTACCATCTGAACCAACAGATTCATTTGAATCATATAATTGCAATTCTACAGTATTGAAATTTCTATCTAAAAGAACTCCAGTATCAGCAACATGTGTAAAATCTATTTGGTCTGGAAAGGCTATTTTTGAACCGTCACCAGTAAACGCGATTTCATGTGTGCCGTTATCTAAAGTTACATTTCCTTTAAATGTAGCGCCAGCATTGAACGTAGCAAATCCCGCACTAGCCATGCTCAAAAATAGTGCAGTAATATCTGAACCACCGTCAGTGCCTTTTAATGCAATGCTACCGTTATTACCCTCTGCATCAATGGTAATACTGGTATCAGATGTAGCAATATTAACAGCCGCATCACCAGTAGTAATATCGTCAGCAGCTACAGAACCACCACCACCACCGGACACTGTGGTAAATGATAATGTACCTGAACCATTTGTGGTGAGAACTTGGCCGTTGCTCCCATCGGCTTGCGGATAGCTCAAGCCGTCGATAACTACGGAACCAGTGCCGTTAGGCGTAAGGGATATGTTGCCGTTTACGCCATCTGCAATAACTATTGTTCCTGTATTTGTTCCTTCGTTTGTGTTTAGGGTGAGATCACCTGTACCATAAGTAGTTACGGTCGCATCAGCGTTATTTTCCCCCACCCGCACAGTGTCCGCATCAAGCTGAATTTTACCTGTGCCATTTGGTGAGATATTGATATGTTGATTTGTAGTTGTGCTATAAAGATTGTTTCCATCCAATCTAAGGTGATCAACACGCAAGTCCGTGGCTACGGAGTTCACACCTATCGCTACTCCGTCGATAGCGCCGCCGTCAATGTCTACGCTGTCGGCTGCTTGCGTAGCTATGGTGCCAAGACCAAGAGATGTCCGTGCTGTGGCCCCAGATTCCGCAACGAAGTTACTGCCGTCTCCGACAATAAAATTACCGTTGGTAACAGCAAGACCAGCTACGTCTTGTAGCTGTTGGTCGAGTCGAGCGTTGGGAACAGTGCCACTGCTTAACTCTGAAGCGTTGAGCGAGGTAAGGCTTGCGCCACTGCCATCTGTAAGCTGGACTGTGCCGGTAGCATCCGGCAGGGTAATAGTGCGGTCGGCTGTTGGGTCTGTGGCTGTTACCGTAGTTTCGTTGTCGTCGTTAGTAGCCCCCTCAAAAACTATATTAGAATCCTGTTTTAAATGTGCGTCTCGATTAAGCCAGACTTGACTGCTATAAACCTCCATCGACTGAGTACCATCAGCATTGATTTGAACGCTTCCATCATCCCGCAATCTAATCGATGTATCAACCTCACCTGCTTTTGCTCGTAGAATTAAATCACCGCCAACATCAGTTGGATCGTTAGCCCCTATAACAAAATTTCCAGTTTTATTTGTTATATATGAAAGTGTGCCACTGTGGTACAGCCGAAGATCATTCCCTGTGCCTATTCTGAGTTCTTCATTGTCATCTATATCAACATGCCCACTGTCATTTTTAAAAACAGCCTTCTCTGCTGGCTGCGTACAGAAAATATCGCGTGTGCCGGATGTCCAGTTCACCGCTGCATCACTGTTACTCGACTGCAAAATTGTTGTACGCGCAAGGGTCGTACCCGAAGCAGTGTACGTACCGATACCGACTTCAAAGTCAGTGCCATCAGTGCAACAATAATAAGTTGTGTTGCCGTCACCTATCTCTGAAAATGCTTCAAAACCGGTAGCCGCACCCGCAAGTGTATACGTACCGGTTCCAGTAGTCGTAGTGGTTTCTTTAACTCTGTCTTTAAGAACGAGTGCCACGGTATTAGCTTTTAGCTATTGGCAATACGTACAATAGCAGCGTCACCAGCAGTGCCGGGGCCGGGAAGAGTAACTGTTAGATTACCTGAAGTAGCAGAGACAACCGGATTAAAATCAAATACGGCGATTGCTGGATTTCCCGAAGCGGTGTCGTTATACAAAATAGCGCCACTAGCAGTTACTGTAACATTTGTAAATACCACATCGTCAGCGTCAAAAAAAGCACGATTGCCTGTTTGTGTATCTGACAGACTACCAACACTAACATTAGTTAACGCTACTCCACCAGCACTATAGTTTGTGCCAGATGCTTCATCGCTGTTAGACACAACAGTATCATAAGACGTAGTTGTATCGTTATAAGTACCACTTTCACTTTCTTTTATAAGTGCCAGCTTCAACGTGTCGGATGCAATATTATGTCCTTCTAACAGTAGCTCTCTTAAAAAACTGTTACAGATTGAAGTTGTGATTGCCATTTATTTCTCCTATACATGGCGAATAAGTTAGGAGGGCGACTTCTGCCGCCCCCCATATTATTTAGGCAAGAGTGTCACGGTCTACTTCATTAGCAGTCATGTCACCCGTGTCATCCACGTTCATGCAGACGGCAAACATGCGGATTACGCCGCCTGTTGTCGTGCCTGTCATAGCTTGGATTTCAACGTCGATAGTGTCAGAAGTGCCACCGATAAGAATAGGGGTTTGCCCTACTTTAAATCCATAGTCACCTACTGATGCTCCGTCAAAGTCGAAGCCATCAACAAAGTTGTCAAAATCACCGCCAGTGATACCAAAGTCAAAATCGGTGTTGGTTGAAGTACCCGTGTGAGCGGATGTTACTTCAAAGCCAGCAGCGAGAATGAGGGTATTCGCTGGGACAGTCAGGCCCGGAATTACATCGTCAGCAGCGAGGGCTGTACCCTTATCGCTTGCTGCAGTTGCAAAGTTCAGGTCTGCCTGAATCATGTATGGTTGACGCCCACGTGCGCCAACACCCCGTGCTACAGAGGTAGTATTATCACCAAGAGCCATAATTCAATCCTCCCTTATGCCAAGCAGTATGCCGCAGTAACGATTGCTTCAGGGCGAAGAATCTTGCGACCATACAGGTGCATACCACGGACAATATCAGCGAAGCTGTCCGGGTCACGGTAGGTTTCAGTCTTGTTAATCTGCTCTGCAGTTGCAACAGCAGACGAATGACCAGCCACGATGATGCCCATGTTAGATGCGTTAACACCGCCGGTAGTTGCAGGGCCAGTACCCAGCGACGGCAGGTTGTTAGACGAGTAAACTTGGAAACCGTGAAGGTTATTTACAACAAGACCATTCTGGAGTCCAGAACCACCAAAGTCAGAGTTCAGAAGACGTGAGTCCTCATCCTTCAGAACTTCAATGAAAACCGGGTCAAGAACGAGCCAGCGCCCTTGGGTATCAACATTCTGTTGGTCCATCAGACGTGACATACGTGCAATGATTTGCAGCGGGAATGCGTTACCAGCAGTGCTGGACTTAGCAGCCGTTGCGCCACCTGCACGTGGCTCAATACCAATACAGCTATTAGCGGCACCGGCAGTGCCAGAGGTATTGGTAAAGTCAGATGCGTCCAGTGACATGGAAGCCAGCAGTTCAGCACCTACAAGGTTGGCACCGTCCGAAGCGGAGGTGACAGCCTTACCACCATTAACAGTTGTGTTAACAGTGTTAGCAGCACCATGAATGGCAGACTGCTTAAAGCCTGACAGATAGCCAAGAACGTCTTGGTCAAACTGGTCAGCGAGACGATATGCAGCACGGTCACTTGCCAGAGACTGGAAGTTTACGTGGCTGTGCGCCTCTTCAATGTCGTCAACCTTAAACGCAAAGTAGTTAGCTTTGTCGATTGTCAGGCTGAAGTCTTCGTCGTCAAGGTCTTGCGGCGTGATGGTTGTACCACGTGCATACTCCTTAACCGTGATTTCGGGTTCCTTGATAATCTTAACGGAGTCACCCATTTGCGCAATTTCACCAAAGTAGTCACTGTTGGTGATTGCTTCAACAATAGATGCCTTGCGGAAAGCAAGCTGCACCTGTTTGCTGTAAATTACGGGCGAAAAATTACCGTTAGGAAGATTACCATACCCGGCTGCGGTAGTAAAAGCCATGATGTTATCTCCTATTTAGGCATTTTAACAGATGCAAACTAACAGACTAATCAGAGGCTGATTTACTTGGGTGCGTATTCTATTCAGTTGGCCGACCGAATATTCAACGGGCCATGCTCGTCAGGTGATCCGTAAGACGGTATTGTTTGCGGTTTTGGTGCAAGCAGGTAGCGAACCCACTTACACCCTTGTTGTCTATAGTTATACTTACAAGTAACTATTTGTCAACACTTTTTTCTTTCGGCACTTCAAGAAAGTTCATGTTCATGCTGAAAGACCTACGTTCTCCTTTCGTATAGAATGGGTATACGCAGTGAAACAGTTGAGAAGGAAAGACATAAAAGTCGCCAACCTGTGGTTTCACAACAAAGTTTGTACAGGTATAGCCTGAAGCTGTACCACTAGCAAACTGAATGTGACCATTAGCAGGATGGTGGTCTTCGTAGTCTTCTTCCCATTCCTCTTCAATACCCTCCGGTAGTTTCAAGTAACCCACACATGATAGGCGAGAGCCTGTATGTATGTGAAGAGGATTATATTCGTTTTCAAACTGGCGTACAAACCAGCCTGAAACAATTTGTAGTCCGTAGTTATAGTTGTCAATATCAAGCGACTTTGCACCAAAAGAGTTTCGCAATTCAGTGTATGCTTGATACTGTCCAACAAACTGCCCTAAACCTTCTTGGGCAATCTTTACTATTTCTTCGTCAAACGCCAATTCTTCAGATACTTTACCGACAAGGTTATCGGAGTAGTCTTGAAGTTTGTCAGACATTTTACTGTTTAGTTTCTCTACAAGTTCCTCTGGCATACGGTAGTATCCCATCGTCGGACCAAACGGAGCAAACAGTTCCATATCTTTTTGGGGCTTGAATATTATACTCATCGCGCTGACCCCGAAACGTCGTAGACAAACTTGCCACTACGAATGGCTTCCATAATTTCGTCAGACTTTGCTTCATATTCTTGCGGAGACATGCGCTGAACATCTGACTCTTTCAAGTACGACGAGGCTTCATTCTCTTGCGGTTTACTGCGACTATTTTTTGTGGACACAGACTTGGCTGCATCTTTGTCTGACTTGGATTTCTTTTTGCTAATACCCATATCAGCTTTGTAGAGGTCAATCGCCCTAGCAGCAGAACGTGCGTCGTTGTCGTTTTCATAAAGCGCATCCTGCACCCACTTGGGTTGTTGATCTGCCCACTCATGGAACTCATCACTGTCACGGATTTCTCCGAAATCAGGATGCATCTGCATCAATGCGGCTTCTGCTTTTTCTTTAGTTGCAGACAGTTGTAGTTCGTCAATTGCTTTGATGCGTTCTTCAAGTGCGCTAGATTGCTCACTTGCTTTTTTCATTGCGATTGTCTCAACGATAGCTGCTACGTCAGGATA